GCAGGTGGTGAAGAGCCAGCAGCAGACGATATGGGCGACATGGACATGGGCGGCGAAGCTGAAGATGATATGGAAGCCGATGAAGGTTTCGAGTTTGAATCAGCGGATAAAGATGGCGAAAAGCTAGACGAATATACTATTAAAGTAGCAGATGCCAAAGGCGAAGATAACAAAGCTAAATCAGTTGTAGCAGGTAAAAATGATATGGGTGGTTCAGCAGGTAACATTGCACAAGGTTCAGCAGAAGAAAAAGGCGGAAAAGCCGATAAAGCAACTGTTGAAGATGCAGGTAATGTTAACAAGCCAGGCAACAAAAAAGCTCCAGCATATTCAAAAGCTAAAGCCTAATTAGGAGACTTTAAATGATGAATGTACTCCAAGAGAACTTGACATTTGACCAGGCAAACATGGTCGTTGAGTCTGCAAATGAAGGCAAGGACCTTCACATGTCAGGCATTTTCATCCAAGGCGGTGTAAGAAATGCCAATCAGCGTGTGTATCCAGTGCAAGAAATTAGCAGGGCTGTCAAGACGCTCAACGAGCAGATTGAAGGAGGATATTCGGTTCTTGGCGAAGTAGATCATCCGCAAGGTCTTAATGTTAACTTAGATCGTGTAAGCCATATGATCACAAAAATGTGGATGGATGGCCCAAACGGTTATGGAAAACTTAAACTTATTCCTACACCAATGGGGTCTCTAGTAAAAACAATGCTAGAGGCCGGTGTAAAACTTGGTGTAAGTTCAAGAGGTTCCGGAAACGTCAGTGAAGATGGATCCGGCGAAGTAAGCGACTTTGAAATTATAACAGTTGATGTGGTCGCTCAGCCAAGTGCTCCAGGTGCCTACCCAACACCAATTTATGAGCATCTTATGAATACCAGGGGTGGGTATAAGGCATTTGGAATGGCACAAGAACTTAGGGACGATGCTAAGGCACAAAAATACCTAAAGAATCAGTTGATGAATATCATCAACGGGCTCCGATAATAGAGGAGAAGAACATGTTGGACGCACTAAAAAACCTATTTGAGAACAACGTGATTTCCGAAGATGTAAGAGCGGAGATTGAAGAAGCATGGAATGCTCGTGTTGCAGAAGCAAAAACAGCGGCAGTTACAGAACTACGTGAAGAGTTTGCTAAAAAATACGAACATGACAAAGGCGTTATGGTTGAAGCTATCGATAAGCTAGTTGAAGACCGTCTTCAAGCTGAGATTTCTGAGTTTGCAGAAGATCGCAAACAGTTAGCTGAAGCAAAAGCAAAGTATGCAGTAGCAATGCGTAAAAACGCAGATCTACTAAAAGGCTTTGTTGTTGAATCACTAGCAAAAGAAGTCAAAGAACTACACGAAGATCAGAAAGTAATGGCTGGCAAATACGGTCAACTTGAAGAATTTGTTGTAGAAGCTCTAGCTAAAGAAATTGCAGAGTTCCATACAGATAAAAAGGATCTTGCAGAAACTAAAGTGCGATTGATAAGAGAAGCAAAAGCTCAATTTGCAAAAGTTAAAGAAACTTTTGTAAAACGTAGCTCTAAACTCGTTGCTGAAACAGTAAGCAAATCACTTAACAAAGAGATTGTTACACTGAAAGAGGATATCGATCTAGCACGTAAGAACGACTTTGGTCGTAAGATCTTTGAAGCGTTTGCATCAGAGTACAATAACAGCTATCTTAATGAGAAATCAGAGACAGCTAAACTTCTAAAAGTTGTTGCTAAAAAAGAGCAAGAACTAGCAGAAGCGAAAGCAGTTGTTCAAGAAAAAACTGCTTTAGTTGAAAGCAAACAGCAAGAAATTGCTCAAGCTAACGACACAATGATGCGTAAAGAAAAGCTTCACGAGCTCCTAAGCCCACTTAACAGTGAGCAAAGAGAGATAATGACAGACTTACTGGAATCTGTTCAGACTAACCGCTTACAAGCACAGTTTGACAAATACCTACCGGCCGTTATTGACGGTAAAACTCCAGCGAAGAAGAAGGCACTGACAGAAGGCACAGAAATCACAGGCAATAAAGTTAATACTAGTATTAGTAGTGCAAAGGACGAATCCGAAAGCAATATTTTCGACATTCGTCGTTTAGCGGGAATCAAATAAGGAGAACATGAAAATGTCAGAACTACTAGAAAGCCGCTGGCAGGACACTAAAACAGCACTGCTCGAAGGCCTTGAAGGCAATCGTAAGTCAGTTATGGCTGTAACACTTGAAAATACTCGCAAGTATTTGTCAGAAAGTGCAACAGCTGGTGCCACTTCTGCCGGTAACGTCGCGACTCTAAACAGAGTCATTTTACCAGTCATCAGACGTGTAATGCCAACAACTATCGCAAACGAGTTAGTTGGTGTACAACCAATGACAGGTCCAGTGGGTCAGATCCACACATTAAGAGTACGTTATGCTGAATCAAACGATAACGTAACAGCAGGTGACGAAGCTCTATCACCATTTAAGATTGCAACTGCATATTCAGGTGCAGGCACTGATCCAAATGGTAAAGCAGATGCAACTGCAACACTTGAAGGTGCTCCAGGACGTAAGATGTCAATCCAAATCCTCAAGCAAACTGTTGAAGCAAAATCCAGAAAGCTATCAGCTCGCTGGACTTTTGAAGCAGCTCAAGACGCACAAGCTCAACAGGGCATTGACGTTGAAGCTGAAATCATGGCAGCTCTTGCTCAGGAAATTACAACTGAGATTGACCAAGAAATCCTAGGTTCACTACGTTCACTAGCTGGTACAGCAAGTGAAACATTCAACCAGGCAGCAGTATCTGGTACAGCAACATTTGTTGGTGATGAGCATGCAGCACTTGCAGTTCTAATCAACAGACAAGCAAACAAAATTGCACAGCGTACACGTAGAGGTGCAGGTAACTTTGCAGTGGTTTCACCACAAGCATTGACAATCCTACAGTCTGCAACTACAAGTGCATTTGCTCGTACTACAGAAGGTACTTTCGAAGCACCAACAAACACTAAGTTCGTTGGTACACTAAACAACGCAATGAGAATCTACGTTGATACATATGCAGCAGACGACACTGACGTACTAGTTGGTTACAAAGGTTCATCTGAAGCAGATGCAGCAGCATTCTACTGCCCATACATTCCATTGATGAGCAGCGGCGTTGTTCTAGATCCAGACACATTCGAGCCAGTAGTTAGCTTCATGACACGTTATGGTTATGTTGAGCTAAACAACACTGCATCATCTCTTGGTAATGCAGCGGACTACGTTGAGCGTGTTGCGATCTCTAACGTAAGCTTCAGCTAAGTTTTATTTTTTATAAAACACTAAAATAGGCCCTTAGGGGCCTATTTTTTTGACTAAATATTTTTACGTTCATCCTACGGGACGGAAGTAGCATAATGCGAAGGAACGCACTTTAACCCTTTAAGTAGGAGAAGTGTAATGGACAACTTCACACTATGGTGCTACAAACAACTAATCATTCAGCACCGAAGAAATAGAATCAATTTTATATTGAGCAGTCTTTAATGATTTTACGTATGCTTTTTCCTTTCATCTATGTTTAAATATTATTTGAAAGGAGAAGCATATGTGGACAAAACCTATAGCAGAAGAAATGCGTTTTGGTTTCGAAGTAACAATGTATGTAATGAACCGCTAGATGAAGATTACATGCAACGTTTGCTAGAAACGCAAGATTGCGAATAACCCGCTTCGGCGGGTTTTTTTATCTATGCTTTCACCTTTCTGGCGTTATGGATAAATACTTGTGTCAGATAGTGTGCCGCAAGGCGGACTTATGCTGTTACCCACAGCGTACCGGATAGAACCCGGATAGGACTACTTTATAGGAGAAAACAAATGGGAAGACCAATTAACAAAAGATATTTCGGTGCACCTACAGCAGGCGGTAGCGAAATCAAAGTTCAGTTTAATTCAGGTAACGGATCAACTCCAGGTTACATTGTAAAACAAACTGGTTCAAAGCGTTTCAAAGTTTCAAATGCAGGCGGTACAGATACAGGTACTTGTTACCTTGTAGACAAAGCATCAGCAGCACTAGCAGCAGGTGAAATGTCAATCACTGTAGACGATGGCGGAACAGCTCGTCAAGTAACTAAAATTTCCGGTCGTGTTCTAACCATGGACAATGGTTCTAGAATTGATTGGGACTTCACAGGTACAGGTGCAACAGTAGCAGTTGAAGAAGCTGGTACAGGCATTGGTGCTGGTGTTGACGCAACTCTTGGTACAGCAGATGACGTACTAACAGGTGCTGACGATACTGAAGGTGATGGCTAACATCAAGTAAGTTACTGATGAGGAAATATAATGTTAAGACTAGTTAATGTACCCGACGGCGATTATAAAATAAAATCACAACCAGGTGGCCAGATCATTTTAGATCCAGGCTCAACTGGTAATGTCATCGTCGACGGTAATTTAACTGTAACTGGTAATACAACTACAGTTGAATCTACCATCACCACAATTAAAGATCCAATAATAACTTTAAACGAAGGTGATCCAGGTACACAAGGTGCTATAAGTTTTAGAAAGTCAGGTTTGCACATTAACAGAGGTAATGGCATACCTGACACTTACATAGTACACGACGAAGACATAACATTTACAGATCCTCAGACAGGCGTACAATCCTACGGTGTTATAAACTTTTTCCAAGAATCATTTAGTGGAGGCGGAACAAGAATTGAAACTCCAGTTCCGCTAAAAACTAGCAGCATTATAATGAATGCTGGAACTAAGTTTTTATTCCAAGGCATAGGAGCAAGTGGCACTATTGAAGTTGATAGTGCTTCTTATACAGAAGCAATTGAACCAAGATCAGCAGGATACTTTGGTAATGATGATGACAAGATACTAGCTAACAAAGGCTATGTTGACTGGAAAATTATTGATTATCTAAACGGTACTGGTGTTCCAACAATTTCAAGTACACTTTTAGATCCTGTAACATTTGCACCAATTAGCAAAACTTCGGTTACTGTTAAGCAAGAAGGTGTTAACTGGATTCAAAATAGTGAAATTGAATTTACTATTGATGATGTACCTGCTTTTAGAGCTACACTTGAAGATGGTTTTGAATTTTATAACGCAATAGATTCTCAAGGTTTAAGAGTTAAAGGCGTAGCTAATGGTACAATGCTAGAAAGCATGGGGTCAAACTCAGATCTAGTATTAACTGTAAGCGGTACAGGAAGCATACGTATTCTTGACGATATACTAATGGTTAAGAATGTAAGTGAACCTGCACTTCCACCGCCTAACGTAGGAACAAAATTGTATGCAGGTGACGTTGCTGGAGGTGGTACTGGGTTGTATGCAGCTACTCCTGAAGGCAGAGATGAAATTGCAAGCAGACGAAAAGCAATCATTTATGGATTGCTGTTTTAAGGAACGTAAAGATGGCTATAAAAAATGTAAGAATAACTGGCACTAACGCAACAGAAGTTCTGTTAAACAACCAAGCTGTCGGCGGCGGGAATGATATAGCTGTTACGATTATGATTTTGTGCAACACGTCAACTAGCACAGATGTAACCGTAGATTTATATGTGGTCGCAGCTGGCGATGCAGCAGGCGATGATAATACGGTAATGAAAAATTTAGCAATCCCTGCAGGAGAAAGTTTTAGTTTAGATACAGAAAAATTTGTTCTTGAAGAAAATGACAGTATACAAGTACTAGTAAGCAATGCTAACGCACTTACTGTTACCTCAAGTTATGTGAGAGTGTAATAATGAAATATTTAAAGCGTACTACATTAGCATCAAAGAATGTAAAAGATGAAGCATTAAAAATTAATAGGTTTGGAGAAGTTACTTCAGACTCGAAACTTGCTGTAGGTAAAACTACTAGACCTATAGCAGAAATTGATGTTTCTGGTAGCGGCTTTTTTAGTGATACTGTTAATTCAACTAGAATTCAAACAAGTATTTTAGAACCACAATTCTCAAACGGTGATCTTGTTATTACAGCAAGTGGCACTGGTAATGTTGTTATTAACAACTTGCTTACTGTTGGTGAAGCAGCAACTACCTTTACAGGTGAAGTTGTTAATATTAACAACCTAAGACTAGATGGTGACGGTGATCGTACTGGCATTAGTTCAATTGACTCTAATACTAGTTTATATTTAGACAGTGCAGGTACTGGTGGTATCTATGCTAATGGTGTTGATATTACTAAGAAAGAAGGTAATGTTTACTGGGTTACTGTAAATGGTAGTGACGGTAACACAGGTGAAAGCATGCAAGATGCTTTCCGTACTATTAGACAAGCACTTGTTGTTGCACGTAATGGCGACACAGTTAAAATTGGCTCAGGTACATTTGAAGAAATTTTTCCACTAACAGTATATCCTGGTGTTAACATTGTTGGACAAGGTATTCGTTCAACACAGATTAAACCAACATCAGCTACTCGTACACAAAACGGTTTCCAATTTAGAGGTGGCGGCACAGTAGAAATGTTAACTGTTCGTGAAATGGAGTACGACAGCATAAACGATACAGGTTATGCTTTCTGTTTTGACGAATCAACAACAGCAAACTTTACACGTGGTCCATACATAATGAATGTTACAGTATTGAACTTTGGTTCAACTGTAAGATTAGGTATTAATTCATCTGATGATCCATACGGTTTTGATGCACATGATGCAGGCCGAGGTGTTAAAGCAGATGGTCAATTTATAAACAGAAACTCAATTGAGCCAAGCATGTTGCTCAATGAGGTAACAATATTTGCACCAGGTCAAACTGGTATATATGCTACAAACGGTATTAGAATAGAAATGCTAAACTCGTTTGTTTATCTAGCAGACAAAGCATTCCATGCAACAACAGGAACACAAGGTTGGGGCGGTACAGGCCAAACATATGTTATTGTTAATAACGTAACAGGTGGAAACTTTATTCCAGGCGAAACAGTACGTTATACTTCAACAGATGGTTCAACAGTAGCACAGTTTCAAATTTCAAGTTGGAATCCAGCAACTAACACACTATCAATTACAGGACTATACACTGGACTAGACGGTGTTGACTTTACACCACAGTATGGTCAAGGTGGTTCTATTATTGGTACAGTTTCTGGTGTACAAGCAGAAAATATTGTTGAAGTAACAAAATTTGAATTTGGTGTAGAACTACGTGCAATTGGTTCTGCAATGGTATATGGTAACTCAGGTGTTACAGCAGATGGTCCAGGTGTAAGTTTACGTCTAGTAAGTCATAACTTTGGTTATGTTGGTACAGGTAAACTAACAACTAACCGTGCTTCAGATGCTATACAAGGCAATGAAGTTATTGAACTAAATGGTGGTAAAGTACGTTATACTTCCGTTGACCATTTAGGTGACTTCCGTGTAGGCGACTTGTTCTACGTATCACAAGAAACAGGCGAAGTACAAATTGATGGTAGCGGACTTAACTTTGGTGCTCTAGCAGGTGGCTTATCATTTGATGACGGTCAAGGTAACAGAAGTACTATTACTGCAACTGAAGTTACAACAGGTTTCTTAACATTTGCTAACAACGGTATTGGCTCTACAGACATACTTGAAATTGACGCACTAGATGCATTAAGTTTATATTCTGCAGAAGGTCAAATAACAGTTAACGCTTCAGACGGAGCACAACAACTTGAACTTACTGGTGGTCCTATTGTACTTAGAGGTGATATTGATCTTGGTACACCTCCAGGAAATCCAGTAGATCCGTTCCCATATGTTACAAGATTTAAATCATATGTTGAAAGCAATATTCAACCTGCAACAGAATTTACAGGCGTTTGGGACCTAGGTGCTCCAGATGCAGTGTGGGGAGCATTGTATGCTGGTAAAGTACAAGTTGACGATGTACGCATTGAAAACAACGTAATTTCTGTTGATACAACAAACCAAGATTTAGAAATTAATCCTAGTGGTGCTGGTAGAGTATTAATTGGCGGCTATAGCTTTTTAAGAGTTCCAGTTGGTAATACACCTGAACGTGGCTCTAATCCAGAAACAGGTGCTATACGTTTTAACACACAATTACAATCATTTGAAGGTTATCAAGGAACTGCTTGGAGCTCATTGGGTGGCATCAAAGATATTGATGGCAACACTTACATTACTCCAGAAGTAACTCCAGGTTCAAATGATGATAGATTTGACATTTACGCAGGCGGATCACTAATTGGTCAATGGGACTTTGACGATTTAACTGTAAACAGTACACGTTTTAATCATAAAAACTTTACATTTGAAAACGATACTATGGTAATGAATAGTATCAATACTGATTATCGTTTTGAAATAACTCCAGGCGGTACTGGTGAGTTTTTCTTTAACAAAACAGTAAACATTGACGGAGACATTGTACTACCAGGTGGTACTATTAGTGCTCCTAATGCTACACTAAATGTTACAAGTATTGCTGCTGCAAACTTTGCAAGTGATATTATTCCAGATGTTAACATGGCATATGACATTGGTCATAGCACAGCAATGTTTAGCGAAGCGTGGATTGCTTCAATCAATACAAGCGATTTTAGAATATTCCAAAATAGAATCAGTACAACAAATACCAATGCTGATTTTGAAATTTCAGCAGCAGGCTCAGGACAGATAAGAATTGTAGGAGAAACTGCTCTTGTACTTCCTGTAGGCGGTGTTGCTACAAGACCTCCAGGTGAAGTTGGACAAGTTCGTTTTAATACTGACACTAACCAATATGAAGGTTGGAATGGTCTTGCTTGGAGTTCATTAGGTGGAGTTCGTGATGTAGACGGCGACACTTATATTTTACCAGAACTTAGCCCAGGCTCAAATGAGAATACACTATTCTTCTACGGCGGCGGAGTTGAACTTGCTAGACTAACAAACCAAGGTTGGCAAGGTGGTATTTTAATTGACGGAAATTTAAACATTGAAGGCAATGCTATTAAAACCACAATATCTAATTCAGATATTGATATAATGGTAAATGGTACAGGCGAAATTAATCTAGAAGCAGATACAAATGTTACTGGTGTACTAAACGCAAGCAGTTGGGTTACTTCACCAAGAATGTTTGTTACTGGTGAATTAATAAACAGAATTGCTTATATTGATTTCCAAAATGAAATTCAAACAAGCGACAATTTACGTTTTGACGATACTGAACTTGTTGTTAACACACCTACACAGTTAAATGGTAACACAACAGTTGATGGTATTCTAAACGTTACAGCAAACATTAACGTTCCTGATGTCTTTACAGACTTTTTAACAGTTGCTGAAGATGCAACATTTGCTAAAAATGTTTACTTCCCAGAAATAGGCGTATTTGGTACACGTATTTCAACACTCAATACAAACGCTCCGTTGCAATTAGATGCAGCAGGTAGCGGCCGTATTGTGTCAATGAAGAACATGACCATTGAAGGTGAATTGTTTATTGAAGGTGACATTTATGGTAGCTCAACTACACAAAATGTTTTCAATACAACAGCTACAACAATAAACGCATTTGGTCAAGCAACATATGTTAGCTTTGGTAACGCAGCAGGTACTACACGATTTAATTCTAACGCAGGCTCAACAGCTGAAACAAATGGTGCTGTAGTAATTGGCGGTGGTTTAGGTGTTGGTGAAAATATACACCTAGGTGGAGATTTAAATGTTGAAGGTGGAAGTATAAACACACTTCAACAAAACTTTGACTTACTAAGAGACAACATTCAGTTTTTGAGAGCATTTAATAGCTCAACAAATATTAGTTTTGGTGCAACTAGTGGTCAAACAATATTTGAATCACTAGATGGTAGTACTAGCTCACTAACAGGCGGCGTAATATTTAAAGGTGGCATTGGCGTTGCTGAAAATATTTACGTTGACGGTATTATTAATGCTACAAACACTGTAGATTCAACAAGCACTTCTACAGGTGCTGTTGTAATTGAAGGTGGCATTGGCATTGGTAAAAATCTATATGTTGCAGGCATAACACGTATAGAAAACGCTACAGCGTCTACTGATAGTACTACAGGTGCATTAGTAGTTGACGGTGGTGTTGGCATTAAAGAAAAGCTATTTGTTGCCCAAGAAACCCGAATAGAATCAACAACTGAAGCTGGATCAACTACATCTGGTGCTTTAATAGTAGAAGGTGGTGTCGGAGTAGGTAGAGATATCTACGTAGGACAGGATATTGAAGGCTCTGGTATTGATTTAAGTTACATTAATAACTTTACTATCGATGGCGGAACCTTCTAAAAATCCGTATCCTTCTCAAAGAAATAAATACATGTAGAGATATATCGTAACTGGGAAGCAACCTAATGGCAAACAAAATATTACATAAAAGAAACAATGTTACCGGGCAGGAACCACAATCCGCACAATTAGATTTGGGCGAAATTGCAATCAACACTGCCGACGGTAAAATGTTTATCAAACAGTCCGACGGCACTATAAAAGACATCACACAACAGATTGAAAAAGGCGATACTCGCGTAATAGTCAATGACCAAGGAAATGGTGTTGTTACAGTTGATGTTGATGGCATAGAAAAACTCCGTATAGATGGTAACCAAGTTTTTCTAGCGGACGATTTAGAACTTGACGATCAAGGTGCAGTTAAGTTTAGAGAATTATCACAGTTTGGATCAAATACTGTTAACGTTAAAGCACCTTCAGAGTTATCAGATTCCTACGATATTATACTTCCTGATACTGATGCACGTAAAGGACAAATTCTTCAAAACTTAGGTTTTGGACAAACACAGTGGAGTGACCCAGGCTCACTAGGTGGTAATAGAATTTATGTAAGTGCTCAATACGGTGACGACAACAATGACGGTCGTCTACAACCAGTTAAAACAATTAAACGTGCTGCACAAATTGCATCTGACGGTATTTTTACACCAGTTGTTGATCCAGGACAATCTGCGTATGATGCAAAAGATCTATTGGAAGTTAACAGAGACTTCTTACAAGACGAAGTTATTGCATTTAGCTCAAATGCATTTAATATTACATATGATCAAGCAAAATGCGAGCGTGATGTTGGATTAATTGTTGACGCTATTGAAAACGATTTACGCTATGGCGGCGATGCAGCTTCAAGCGTTGCTGGTGCATTCTATGCACTAGAAAGTTCAGCACTAGTTAAACAAGCACAAGACGTTGCAACTGAATATGGTCTTCGTCGTATCAAAGAACTTGCAACAGCAGTAGTTACTAACACTGCTATTACAGATAATACTCAAGCAGCAGTACAGCAGCAATTTGATGGTACTAAAACTGCAACAGCATCTGAATCAGCAACAGTTTCAGCACTTGGTGATAAAGTTTTAAGTTACTACACAGGTGACACTGGTGGTGTTCAACCTAACGAAACACAAACACAAGATACAGATATATTAAATGCAGAAACTCTTATAGATGCTAACAAAACATTTATTCAAGATGAAGTTATTGCATTCTTAAATCAAAAATACAGCGGCTTCCAATTTGATGCTGCAAAATGTTCACGTGATACAGGATTAATTATTGATGCTGCAAACTATGATTTGTTATACAGTGGTAATGCAGAATCGCATTATGCTGGTATTACATATCTAAATGCACAAGCATCTTTAGTACGTTCTGATCAAAAGTTTCAAACACTAGCAGGTATTGACTATGCAAGATCTCTTGCACAAAAAGTTGTACTAGGTGAAACTGTTGATTATCTATATCAGAACACTGTAGCACAAGATACAAGTTTAACTCCTGGCACATCTGCAGAAGGAACAACAATCTATAATAATCTTAGCATTATCTATAGCTTGTTAAACACAGGCATTGGTACTGCAAACGGTGTAATAACTACTGACACAGCTAGACTTAATTCTGATACACTTATTACACAAAACACTGACTTCATTAAAGAAGAAGTTATTGGTTATTTAGATTCACAATATCAGTCAACTTACGATGAAACTAAATGTCGTAGAGACTCTGGTTTAATACTAGATGCAGTAGCAGCAGACATTGCACTAGGTACTAACTATAATGCTGTAACAGCAGGTTTAGCGTATCAACGTGCAAACACAGCATACTTACAAAGCAATCAATTAACACTAACTGTAGGAGCAATTGGTAATCTTAAAACAGATGTTCTTGCACTAAGCGATGTGTCTAGTTGGTCAACAGCAAGCACTAGAGCAACTGTTGCATTTGACGAAGTAATAGATATTTTACAAAATGGTGTAGGTAATGCAAATGCATTAACATTCCCTGCCCCAACTGGTGCAAGCCAAGATTTAAGTGACGCAAGAGATCAACTACAAGCTAACAGAAGCTTCCTACAAGCAGAGGTACTTGCATATATTGCAAACACTTATCCTTCACACACATACGATACAGCAGCATGTTCACGTGATGTAGGATATATTGTAGACGCTTTAACTTATGATATTGTTTATGGTGGTAACAGTGCATCTGTTCTTGCTGCTGAATCATATTTTGTAGGTGCAGCAAGTCAACTAGGTGCTGGCGAAGCTACTATTACTGCTGATGCTTATAACTTCTTAGCAGGTCATGTAAGCAATGTAGTACAAGGTATTTCAGTAACTGCTGAACAAGCAGTAGTTGCACAAAACTTCTCAAGCGGTAATGCAACTAGCACTGAAGCAACAACACTCGACGGCTTGCTACAAATAATTGAAGATGTTATTACTGCTGGTAACCTTAACAATTTACCATCTAAAACTTACCCAAGTATATCTTGGGCAGACCAACAATTACAAGACGCAGCATTACAAATCAATACTAACAAAGCTACATTAATTGATGACGCTATTGCATATGTTGATGCTAACTTGTTTATATATGATCAAAATAAGTGCCGCAGAGATGTTGGATTAATTCTTGACGCAATACGTTATGATATAACACATGGCGGTAATAATGAAAGTATTCAAGCAGCACTAGCCTACTATCAATATAGTGCAAGTACTGCACTTAACAGCCAGTTAACACAAACACTTGACGGTATTAACTATGCTATTGATCTTGCTAAACTAGTAATTGTAAACCAAGCTCCTGCACAAAGCTATCAAAGCACATTTGGACAGTTTACTGATCCATCTAATCCAGGTGATGCGTCGGCACAAACTGCTATTTCAGGATTACAAACACTAATTGTTGATATTATTAACGATGGCGACAGTGCTACTATTGGTTTAAATATTGATCCAAATAACTCTGTACCAAGTTTAGTACAAAATGTAATAAATGCAAATGCTATACTAGCAGCTAACGTAGAATTTATTAAAGCAGAAACTGTTGCATTTATTGAAGAAAACTTTGGTAACTTTAACTATGATCCTGTTAAATGTGAGCGTGACGTTGGCCTAATTGTTGACGCAGTTCAATATGACGTTAAACACGGTGGTAATGCTGAAAGTATTTTTGCTGGTATTAGTTACTACAACAATGTTACTACTGGAACAGGCGAAATTACAGGTGATGCTGTTGAGGTTATTAAAGCTCAATTACAGCCTACAGTTGATGCACTAGAATATACTAGAGATCTTTTAGCAAATGTTGTATTGCAAAATACTGTTCCTAATCTGTATCAAAATACATTTACACAAACACTTAACGGTGCAACTCCAAGCAACAATACAGTAGCACAATTAGTTTATGATCGTACTAACGATGTTATATCTATACTTAAAAACGGTATTGGTACAACAAATAGCTTTACAAAAACAACAAACACTGGTGCATTAAATTCTGAAGCATTGCTACAGTCTAACACTAACTTTATTACAGAAGAAGTTATTGAATATATTAATGCTCAACATCCAGGTTTAACTTACGATCAAACATCATGTCGTAGAGATATTGGATTAATTCTTGATGCTGTTGAATATGACCTGACACACGGTGGTAATACAAATAGTATTGCAGCCGCAGTTGCATATTATAAACAAAATGCTGCTATTGTTATCAGCGGACAGTTATCAGAAACACTTGATGGTTTAAATCACTTAAAAACTCTTGCAACACAGGTTGTACGTAATGTTACAGTAAGCCCAACATACTCAGCCGAAAGCCAAGTATTTGATGGACCAAACCCGGGCGACATCACAAGTGCAAACACTATTGGAGCACTACTTGATATTATTATTGATCTTGTAACAGACGGAACATCACAGTACATTACTGTAAATGCAAACGGTTCAGCAAACACAGCAACAGAATACGTTAATGCTGATTCATTGATCACAAGCAACAAAACTTTCATCCAAAAAGAAACTGTTGCATATGTTGACGGAAGTTGGATTAACTTCTCAAGCAACTACAACCAAACAACATGTAGACGTGATGTTGGTTACATTCTAGATGCTATTAACTTTGACCTAACATGGGGCGGAACTACAAACTCTGTTGCAGCAGCGATTGCTTACTTTAAACAAAGCAGCCAGTTTGCACTTGCTCGCCAGCTTGTACAAACAGTTGATGGTATTATGCATGCAATTAGACTTGCACAACAGGTTGCTGAAAACTATCCAGTTGTTAGTTGGCAAACTAACTCAACCCAAGTTACTGACACACTGAACCCAGGTGGTGCAGCAGCAGTTACTACAATTGGTGAACTTGGCGACATAATTGAAGATATTATTATTGATGGTGTAAGTGCATCACAAAATATTACTGTACTAAGAAGTGCTATTGTTCCAACAGATGATACAAACATTCTTAATGCAGCTGATTTGATTGCACTAAACAAAGCATACATCCAAGCTGAAGTTGTTAGTTACATTAACACATACTTTACTAACTTTGTATATGATGTTGCGTTCTGTCGCAGAGACGTTGGATTGTTTATCGATGCTATCCAATATGATTTGATCTATGGTGGTAACGAACGTGCTATTGAAGCAGGTAAAGCATACTATAACGGTACTACACTTGTTATTCCGGGTGATACTAAGTTCCAAACAATACTTGCTAATAGATACTTCCAAACTCTTGTAGATAACATTCTAAAGAATGTTGTAAACACTAAACTATATCAAAATCAAGTTGGACAGATTACTGATCTAACTAAGAATGTTGAAGGAACTACAGTAGGTGTTGTTGAGTCAGAATTCAACACTATTATTGATATTATTGAAAACGGTCCTAGCTCACCAAACATTCCAACAGAAGTTGAAGGTGCGTTTAACATCAGTTACACAACCATTATGGTATCAACTGGTGAATACAAAGAAGATAACCCAGTTATTATTCCAGACTATGTATCTATTGTTGGTGATAACTTGCGTACAACTATTGTTCGTCCGCTAAATGCTAACCAAGATATTTTCCGTGTACGTAATGGTTGTTACTTGTTGGGTATTACATTCAAAGACGGTCTAGATGCATTTAACGTACCTAGCTTTACAGGTAGATTCTGTACAGCATTTGACGATCCGTTTGATACTGGTGTTGATCGTACAGGCTATGTAGGACTAAGAGAACGTCCACTTATTACACAGTCACCATACGTACAGAACGTGTCTATTATTTCGTTTTTAGGTCTAAGCGGCTGTTTGGTAGACGGTTCAAAGGTCATTACACCAAACATTCCACGTTTTGCTATCGAAGCTGAGAATCCAGTATTTGGTGAAACACCTGAACAAGGTAAGTCAATGGTTGCAAACGCATACACCATGTTATCATTTGGTGGTACTGGTTGGCGTCTAACTAACGATGCATATGCACAGATCGTTTCGTGTTTCCAAATCTTCCTAGGCAACGGTTGTTGGTGTCAGTCAGGTGCTTACCTTTCTGTTACTAACTCTGCTACTAACTTTGGTTTGTATGCACTACGTTCATCAGGTTACTCAGCAAACAGCTTTGTGTTTGACCGCGGTGTTGTTGCAGAAGTCGGTGCTCAAGCATCACAGCAAAAACTTATTACTGTTGGTACTAAGCGTACTCCAGTTAACCAGTTTATCTTACGCTTCTATGACGATGACGAAGAAAACAACTTAGCAAATGATATTACTAATAGTTTCAAAACTATTCCAAGTACAATAACATTTAACGGCGGTGAAGTTGGAACACTTTACGGTGATACTGCAACATACACAGTAGCATCAGTAACAGCAACAACATTTACTGTTCAAGTTGGTGCAGGTAGAAACTTAGGAACTTATGTTTCTGGAGGTACTGTTGATATTAACAATGCTAATAGTCCACAGGCTATTACAAATGCAGTCTATGATAATACCAGCGGTGCATTGGAAATTACAGTAGCAGCAGTTCCGCTAGTTAATGATAACGCAACACTAACTGAAATAACATTTACAGGTACAAACTATCCTGTATATGAAGAAGGTTCGTTGGATCTTGCTGCTAACACAATTACTATTGTTGGACACGGACTTGTAACAGGTGATGCTGTAACATATCGCAGAAACAACAATATTGAAATTAACGGACTTGCTGACCAAGGTCTATACTATGTTGAAGTTCTAACTAATGACATTATTAGATTGTATCAAGATGATTCAAGAGGATTTGTTGCAGATCTAGTTGCAGTGTCAAGTGGTGATCACTTGCTTGAAACACAAACAGAAGAATTCTTCATTGATGATATTATTCAAGACGCTGATGGTAACAAGCTAACACACAACAAGTATCAAGTACTAACACTTGCTCCTGGAACTTATAACTTTAACCCAGGCGACCTTATTGAAGCAACTACTGGTATCTACAGAAACAAAGCGTTTGTTTATACATATGAAGCAGCAACACGCACACTTACTGTTTCAGTAGAAAAAGCAGAAAACAGCGGTTCTCTAACAAGAATCTTCTTTGATGCTACTTCTATCATTGACAATGATAGTAGTGCTATTCCACAAAGTAACATTGCTGTAACAGGCTTTACTTCTAGAACAGACTTGTACACAGCAGAGTTTACTATTGATCCAACTATTGTTGGTGGTGTGTTAACTAACACAGGTAACCTACAGGGAACATTTATACGTTTCCATAGACCTTCAATTGTTAACAGTTCATCACACACTTGGGAATATGCAGGTTCTGGTACAGACTATAACGCTCTACCACAGAACGGTGGTATTACAAGAGAAGAATACGAACAGTTTAGTGACTTACCAGGACGAGTTTACTCTTCAGGTACTAACGAACTAGGTGACTTTAAAGTTGGTGACTTCATTGTTGCAGAAAACAGAACTGGTAACATTACATTTAAAAACACAGTTACAGTTGGTGAACTTTCAGCACTGAAACTTGCAGTTTCAGATGTTGTTATTGAAGCAATTTCAACTGATCCAGGACTAGGTGACAACGAACCAGGTGGTGCTACAGATACACGTTTGACAACACAGTTGGCACAGCGTAGCTTCTTAGCAAACAGACTAGGTGACTTTATTGATAAGAGCGTATCTACTAACTCAGTTAGTGGTGCTGTTCCACAAATGAACGCACAAGGTTTGTTGAACGCAGATATTATTCCTGCAACACGTAACTTTAGTTTGTTCACTACAAACACAAAATTTGGTAGATATGATCTAACTGATGATATTCCACCACAAGAGCCATTACAGGGTGACATTGCACAAGAACGTTATCCACGTACACTGTTTACTCTAAGTGCTCCAACACAGTTTAACGAAGATGATGTAATTGTTGAAGCAAACACAGGTGCTACTGCTATTGTTGATGAAGACAACGGTGGTGCAACTACTGTTTACCTAACAAACATTGTTGGCACATTTAGCAACAATATTAGTGCTAATACACTAAGCAAAAATGGCAACAACACTACAACATACATCACAAACACTGGCTCATCTGAAACACGTGATATTCAGTACACAATGATTCAAGACAGTGACAGTCAGTATTTGAGATATGAGCCTGCTGGAGCATCATTTACAAACGGTGTAACTGTTACAGCAGCTAACTCAAAAACACAAGGTGTTGTTACTGCACAAGCTGAAGGTGTACTACTTGCAGTTGACTTAGCAAATATTAGTAACGGTTCAGGTTATGTTCCTACAACAGGTTCTTTAACATATAACAACGTACCACTAACAAATGTTAACGGTTCAGGTACTGGTGCAAGAGCAGATATCACAGTTACTAACGGCCAAGTATCAAGCGTTGACTTGGTTAGAGGTGGTAGTGGTTATACAACAACAGATGTATTGAGTGCAGCAACAGGAAACTTAGGCGGACAGTCAAGTTCAGCTTTCCAAATTTCAGCACTTAGCGTTGACAACAGACTGTATGTTGATCTACTTGCAGGCAAGTTTGTTGCATCAACAAGTACTAACGAGTACATTGAAGATAACAATGCACAAGTTGATACTGTTGCACTAGGTGGTAACTCGCTTAATGCATTTA